TATCTAGCTATGTGAAAGCGAGGGATTGGTAATGAGTAATCCTATCTATATCTCACAATTAGCATTTACAACTGGCGAGGTATCGCCGGATGTATCAAGTCGCTTTGATTTGGAGCAATACAAAAGTGCCTTATTGGAAGCAGAGAATGTGGTTATTCGCCCATATGGGGCCGTTGCAAAACGCCAAGGTAGCCAATACGTGGGGCAAGTTAAATATAGTGATAAGCCTACACGATTATTTGAATTTACTACCAACACTAATAATTCATTCATGCTCGAGTTTGGCGACAAATATATTCGTGTGTGGAATTATGGTGTTTATACTGGTATCGAAGTTACGACTCCTTTCACTAGCGATATTTTGTTTGACTTAAATTGTAGCCAATCTGGTGATGTAATGTTCATTTGTAGTGGGAAATATCCGATACAGACATTATCTCGATACAGCGACACAGACTGGCGACTCGAAGCCTACAAGTTAACTGAACAGCCCTACGACACAATTAATACAGATGTTAATTCTACCGTAACGGTAACGGGGGATACGGTACGTTCTAGCAAAGATCTATTTAATGCCGATATGGTCGGTATGGTCATGCAACTAGGCTATTTTGTTGCAGCTGTTCATACAAAGAATACTGGTGTTGTAGTAGAGAAAAAAGAAAAACGGTCATTTATGGGCGGTGTTCATAAATGGAATGAATACAATAATATTAATTACAATGTAGAATCGTATTCTACAGACCAAGACTTAGCTTGGAAGTTTACTACACATGGGACATGGACTGGTACCGTTAAACTTCAAATCACCACAAATAATGGTGCTACATGGAAAGACTATCGCACGTATTCATCTAATAACGACTATAACGTAACAGATGCCGGAAAGATTGAACCAAATGCAAAGTTACGTATTCAATCAGATATAAAAAGTGGTGAATGTAATGTTGACCTTTCAATTCTTCCATATACCACATGGGGCATTATTGAATTTAAAGAATTCGTAGATGCTAAAACAATGAAGATTAATATCTTGAATGGCATTGTTGAAAATGAAGCTACCTCAAAATGGAAGATGGGGAGTTGGGGTCGTAGTAATGGATATCCTAAGTTATGTACGTTTTATCAAGATAGATTTGTAGTAGCGGCTACCAATAAGAATCCTAACTATATTTGGATGAGCCGTACGGGAGACTATCCAAACTTTGGCGTTGAAAAGGTAGAGGGAACTATCACAGATGATAGCTCGATTACCTTGCCGGTTATTAATCGCAAAATGTACGAGATTCGCCATCTTGTACCTGCGAACGATCTAATTATCCTTACAAGCGGTAATGAATGGATTGTAAGTGGTGATAAGACTATTACTCCTACCAACTGTAATCTAAAAACACAAACCCAACGAGGTGCCTTATCGTGTGAGCCACAGTTCATTGGTAACCGCTGTGTATTCGTTCAAGAACGTGGTGGCACTGTTCGTGATATGGGGTACTCTTATGAGAGTGATAACTACACAGGGCAAGATTTAACGCTATTTGTTAAGACTCGTGTTAGAGGGTATTTAACTATCACCAGTGCATATGCGCAAGATCCAGATAGTATTATTTACTACATCAGAAATGATGGGGAGATTAATTGCTTGACCTATATTCCAGAGCAGAAAGTATACGGTTGGTCACATTTTGTGACCAATGGTAAATATCTATATTGCGAATCCGTGTCTGAGGGTGAACAGGATAGTTTATATACACTTGTTGAACGGACATTACAAGGCAAAAAGGTGAAATGCATCGAGCGTATGGTTCCACTGTATTCTGATGATGTGAATGTATTTTTAGATTGCTATGTCGAATTTAAGTCGAGCAATGCAATTGATAGCATTAATATCCCTCATCTAAGTGGTCAAACGGTCCAAGTTGTAATTGATGGTAAGCAACAACCGGATGTGGTTGTGCCAGATGATGGCTTGTTGCCATTAAATGTAAGCGGTAGCAACATAAAAATCGGATTGCCGTTTACCTCTAAAATTCGTGTTCCATCTGTTGAAATGCAAATGCAAGATGGAACATTACAAGGTCGTATTGCTACCGTATCAAGAGTGGTATTGCGAGTTTATAAATCGTTTGGCGGTAAAGTTGGCCGTACATTTGACAAAATGGATGATATTACATTACCACCGAATGAACTATTTACTGGCGACAAGCCTGTAATTTTACCTAAAATGGGGACAAATTATTCAACAGATACATCGATATGTATTAAGCATAGTGATCCATTCCCATTTAATTTATTATCAATAACTCGCATAGTTGAAATTGGCGGAGGACTAAGAGATGTACCGGGTATATAAAATTAGCGAAATAGAGCCTGTACGGCGTGATAAATTAATCCATGATCTAGAAGCCAACCTAAGGGCGATAGACGCCATAGAAGTCCAAGAGGTGAATCGTTTATACCCTTTCAAGGATTTCTGTTCCGAGATTTGTAAATCTGATTATGATAGCCATGTCGTCGTAGATGACGATATGGCTATTTGCGTATACGGGATTTCAAAAGAACCAGTTAACGGAATGTATGGAATTTACTTCCTTGGTAATAAAGTATTAGAAAACGATATGCGATGGCAGATACGTTTTATAAAGTTGAGTAATCAAGTCATTGCTGAATGGTTGGAAACTCGTGAATGGCTATTTAATTATGTTCATACAACAAATATTAAAACGAAACGATGGCTCGAATCGATTGGGGCCGTTATTCATCCAACTGTAAAAGTTGGTGATTTAGAATTATTCACTCTCAAGAAGGAGGACTTCATATGTGCTTACCCGCAGCAGCAATCTTAACCGCAGTTAGTACTGGCGTCGGATTGATTGCTCAAAATCAACAAGCTAAAGCACAATCTGCTATGTATAATGCACAGGCGCAAGCGGCAGAAGCTAATAGGCGAATATCTGACCGTAAGCAAGAGCAAATTGCCATGCAACAATTACAAGAGCGTGACAAGATGGATAATCGTATGCGCCTTGTAGCTGGAACGAATGCCGCTGAAGCAGGGGCAGGTGGATTGCAAATGGCAGGGTCCCCATTACAGTTAATGGCATCTAGTTATGATGAATATAACAAAGACATCTACAACTGGGAACAGAATAAAAATAATGCTATTTACAACGAGTATTTGAATGGTATGAACTATCAGAACGAAGCTAATGCCGCACGTGCTTCCGCTAAGAATGCACGAAGACAGGGCAATTTGGCAATGGTAGGTAGTATTCTTGGCGCCGCATCATCCATGTACAGTTTGAAACAGCAATATGCAGGTGGCAAGATGAAGACTACATACGGTGGTGACCCTGTAGGGTATACAGATAGGGGTCCGGTAGTGACTGTTAAACGTGATTACAAAATGAGGTAGGATATGAAATTTGTTAATTATGATCCAACCCAAAAATTAAATACAATTCAAGGCGGTACACAAGCTACCGGAAATGAAATGGCATATGGTGGTAATCAGCAAGGATTATCAAGCCTTGGTAAAGCGATTGGCGATTTAGGCTCAACTATGATACAAATCCAAAAGCAAAAAGAATTGGTAGACGTAGTGAATGCAGCTAATGAATATACAGAAGCCATGAATCAAGCTATGTATGACCCTGAAAATGGTCTTATGAACCGTAAAGGAGAAAATGCATTAAATATTCCTACTGATTACAGCGAGATTGAATCTGTTAAACGAAATGAAATCATAAGAAAATATGGTTTTAAAATGACCGATTCGATTAATGCATTTAACAAAGTTGTTGATAACGACAGAATAAATACAATTAATACAATTAATCGATATGTTCGTGGCCAATATGAGGATAGTGCTATGAAGGCGTTGAATATGAACATTCAAAACATTGCTAATAACGGCGTTGTAAACAGCAATCCTGATTCATTTGGACAAACTATGCAACAAATAAGCGGTAGCGTTCATGCTCAACTTGCTAATCTTGGATATGACGATAATACGATTAATCTTCAAGTTAAAAAGGCACAGCAAGATACTGCAGTTACCATGATTGAAAAGAAAATCTCTGATGATGATTTAGACGGTGCAAATAAGATGATTAATGCCGTCGCCGAATCCGGATTGATTGACGAAAAGGAAATCATGGGATATCGGCAAAAAGTACGAAAAGCAAGTATGGTATTGGAAACCGGCAACGAAAAGACGATTCGTGATATCATTGGTGAATTTGACCCGTATGATCCAGACCTTTTGAATAAAGTTACCAATAAATTGTTTGAAAGTGGATTTGGTAAAGTTGCGGGTAGTACTGGTGAGGCAACTGTCGAAAATTTAAAAGCGGCTGTAATGGGACAGGAAAGCGGCGGTGATGCTAGCGCTGTTAATGGTCGGACAGGTGCTTATGGTTTATTCCAAATTTTACCAAGTAATTGGCCTGAATGGAGCGAACAAGCAGGTATTCCGGGGGCCGATATGTCTGACCCGGAAGCACAAAAGAAAGTTGCCGCATTCAAATTAGGTGAGTATGCACAAAAATATGGTGTTGAAGGGGCCTTTGCTGCATGGTATGCAGGACCTGTGAACGGGCAACGTTGGAAAGATGGCGCACCGGATGCCATCGATAGTGATGGTAATCATTATTCATGGGATGCACCACAAGGAAATGGTGATGAGCCCAGTGTTCGCCAATATATACAAGAAGTTAAATCACGTCTATTTAATGGGCAGGCCCAAGCAGAAACTCCCGCGCAGGCTCAACAACGTAAAGAAATGATTCAACGTAATGTAGCTACTCAATTGCAACAAATTGCACATAGCCGTGCTGTGGCCTTGGAAAACCAAAAAGCCGAGGTAGAACAAATGGTTGCTGCTGATGCTAAAAACGGCGGAACCGATATAACGGCGTTAAAGATTCGACAAGATTATGCTGCTACTCATCCTGAATATG